TGATGAGTGACAGTAAATTCAAGTGTGAGTCCTGCATCTTCTGGGGTGACTATGACGACCTGCTGATAGTTCGGGAGGTTGACCATGAACCATACGGTGATACCACTGTAGAGAGAGAGACCATCTACTGGAAGTGCCCTGACTGTTGTGAGGAGGTAACCGAGTGGGTGGAAGCAGGGTGAGGGGATCTTTATTCGCCGCTCAACTTTTTTTGCTCGCCACCTTCATCGTGATCGTGACCCACTCATATCTCAACCCAGTAACACAATAGGTCAAAAAATAAACCATTTGTGTACTTAGCTTTATTCCCCCAATTGCGCTAGGCATTAGCGCTTTCCTGACGCTACGGATGGCGTCTCTTTTTTGTTCGTTTTTTAGGTGCCACCTGCACGGTTGCATCTAATAAATTAACCAAGAGGAAAGTAGTATGTTTTTATTTAAAGCCAAACTAGAAAAAGCAGGCATTCCAGACACCAGAACGGATTACCTATCCGCAGCTTTAGAGGACTTACACTCGGCAATAGCGATGTGTGACACAGTCAATAGAAGCTGGTTCGCGGCAATGTACCCCGACGCTGTACGAGCTGCCATAGATTTCGCCAAGGTCGAAGGGCTAAATCAAGACCTTTGGGGAGAGTGTAGAGAGGGTGACATCAAGAACGGAACTATCACTACAGAGCAGATAGGCACAACCATGATTGGCGGCGTAAGTTATCGGATAACACAAAATCTGACTCCATACATCGAGGCGGAAAGTTGAGCCTGCTTGACGCGGCGATAGCCGTGCCTGTCGTATTATTGTTTGCTATCCTCCTACAGGGAGCAGCATTGATCGTGGCAGATAAGGAAAGAGAATTTCATGACCGAAAGAAAAAGCGGGAGCGAAAGCGTGAACACTAATGAAGAACTAGCCAAGCTAATGGCGAAGCACAACCTTAGCGTTCAAGATGTCGCCGATCTTATAGAGGTCAGTTATGACTCAGTGATCAACTGGAGTAGAAAAACCAGAGTAGCACCCATGCCTAAAGTTGCGCTGCTCGCGCTGCGTTTGAGTATCGAACTAAAGCGTTTATAGGAACAAGAAAGACCCACTTAGGATGCCGGTCTGTAGTCCCCAAGATGCGGACTGGCTCCAACCCTTCACACAGGATGCAATCTAGTATCCCCTGCCTGCTAAACCAATACTCCCCATTGCCTGTATCAATCACCCAGTAGTCCGCAATAGAAACACTAAATGCCGATGGCTTGTTGTGGTAGTACTCAATCACAATGTTGCCGGTCTTCTGGCTCATCGGATCGTACTTAACCTCAACAGTCTTCTGTAATTCTGGGATCTCAATATCAAACTCAGGGTGCAGACCCTCAGCTCTTTTGGCGCTTGGAAACAGAGAGCGCAACCGCCGAAGTAAATCATCCTCGACAGCTACGCCTCGCTTTAGATCCTCTTTAAATCCCATTGCGTTCCCTCTTCCATAACGTCATAACGCCATGCTCAACCAATTGTCTGGTGTGGCTTGGTGTTGCGTTATGGGGAATGCTGTCTATCGCTGCCTTACGCTCATCCCTACTGGACAGGTCAAGTATGTTGCTGGGCAAGTAGTAAACCAGTGTAGCCTTGGCTAGATCGTGGAATGCTGGCTCTAGGTTATCCTCTATGTATTTAAGGCACTGGGGGTAGTAGGTTTTTTTCGCCGCCGATTTTATTTGGGCATTAAATTCTGCTGGTCTCATTTGGAACCTCAAGTGACTCTCGCATTAGCAAGATGCCCGTCTGCCAATCGACCGTGATCGTCTCAGCGAGCTTCATTGAGTAGTCCCTCATAATCCATAATGGGAATACCATTTTGATTGGTTGCCTGTCGTACTTATATATCAGTACGGGTATGTGGGTATCGCCAGCCGATGTCTTGGCTTGCTCCCACCACTCAGGCTTGTACCAGTGACCACTGGCGTAGCGCTTCGCCTCAATCATTAAGTTATGAAACTCAATGTCAGCTTTGCCAGCGGTCTGATACTGGTCGAGGTTTCGCTTTAGGTGATTGGCGCAGTCGCCGAACTCATCTTGAAACATCTTGATAAGCTCACGCTCGAACGCATGACCCTTAGCTCGACCGTTGATCAACGATCTGCCTCAATTAGCTCCAGCTGAAGTAGCCACTTAAGGTATACCTGCGCTTTCTCTAGGCTCTGAACTTTACCATTAGGATGATTTTCGTAGCGCCAGACGTACTTCTGAACATTGCCCTTCAAGTATCCCTTGTACTGCTCGTCATTCATGGACGCCTTGATTGCTTCAATGCATTCAATGCCGCCTGCTGCTTTTTGATAATGAGCTGGCTTGTTTACTGCATCCCACATTGCAGGTGTTGTTTCATTCAGTTTATTCATCTTGCTTCTCCATTAATTTGTTTTGCGTCCACTCAAGGAGGAACAGCTGGGTGCCATACCTTTCCTCAAATCTCCGTTTGAATGGGTGGCGACTTGTGTAACTCGCATTGTCTTCACCACCACGATGGTGCTTGTAGCAAAGGGGTATAGACTTTAAGTGCGCCCCCTCTTTCGTCTTACCGTCTATGTGATGCACCTCAGCTGGCGTGAAAACATTGAACTGACGATGGCATACGCAACAACCAAGCTGCGTAATATTGTCCATCCACTTCTTATCAACTGCGTTCGCGCCACGTCCCTTCATGTTCCGTAAACTCTCCGCTCAGCTCTCTCGCTAGCCAGCCTCGACTGCCATATTTTAAATTCCACCTCAGCTGCGAGCGCCTCAGCCTTTGCTGCTGCCAACTGCCCCCTAGCTCGACCCTTTGCTAGCCGAGCCTCAAAGACATTGACGTCTTCATCTGCCGAGCGCAGCTGGTGGGCGTTAGTCTTAGCCCCTCTCGCCTCAGCTATAACCATTACCTGCGCGATGATTTTCTTTTCCTCAGCTTCAGCCTGAAGCACAGCGAACTCAGCCTTGCCGACAGCATTTCCTGCTGCCCGTATCTTCATTGCAAAATCTTCTTGATCCATCTCTAACTCTCCTTTGAATAATTAATGTAATAACGTGGCTTGCCCTTCTTTCGGTCTCGGTACTGACAGCACTGGCTGTCAAACTCGAAACCAACTTTTCCTTCGTACTGACCGTTCCGGTTCTTTAGTACCTCTAGATACATATCCCACTGCTTGGTGTACTGCTCGTCCGGCTCTTCACCCAGCATCTCAGCCTGCTCAAGCTGCTCGGTCTTTCTTTTGTTCTTCCACACTGAGAGGAATCCATCAGCCAAATCGGTAATCGATCCAGAACCCTTAACGTCATACTTGTTAGGCGCTGCGTACTCTGACTCGCCCTTCCGAACGTGGGTCACAATGAATACCGTTACAGGGAATGACAGCTTGAAATTGACCAGCTTCTCAATGAACTTCTGCTGACCCTCATAGTCATCCTGCCTAACCATGTTGGTAAGCGAATCGACAATGAAGGTATTGATGCCGTAACGTCGGTACGCATATTCAAAGCAGGACATTAGGTCTTCCGGCTTAGGGGTAAGCTTGTCAACGAACAACCATAGGTTCGGGCACATCCACTCCAAAAGTTTCTTGCGGTAAGGCTGTGGCGGGTTGGCGCTGCCAGCTGCCTGCCTAACCATTCGCCCCATTGTTGCCTTCGGCGTCATCTCCATAGAGGCAATCAAAACCTTTTGGTCCTGCTGTACAGCGTTGAGTGCCAGTTGGTTTAGCCACATCGACTTGCCGTGACCGTTGATACCGCAGACACCCCAGAGTTCGTTAGGTCTAAACTTAATGTCCTCTTCGTCTAGCTTCTCCCAGCCAGACCCAAACCCCTGAGTATCGTCACTCTGGTTCTCAAAGAAGTCATCGATGTCTGACTCAAAATCCAGAACAGAACGCAATGTCTCAGGGTCTTTCCACCGAGCCTCCTGATAGGCACACTCCAGCATCCATCGCGCCTGCTCATACCCGTTCTTCTGGAGCAGTTCGTTAATGTCTTTGGTTGGAAGGTTTACCCTGTAACAACGGTCGCCCAGTCGCTGCATGATTTCTGCGGCGGCTAGCTCACCCTGTTCATCCATATCTGTAGCTATAAGAATCTCTTCAAAGCGAGCCAGATTGTCGTATTCGTGGGCGATCCACTTGGTTTGTTTGGCGCCTTTTCCTCCGCCCATCGGGACTGATAGAGCTGGGAACCCCAGTTCGCCACAGGCAATGGCATCCCATTCGCCCTCTGTAATCCATATCTTTCTGGCGGTATCAGGAACTGCCTGCCACCCAAACAAGATTGGTTTCAGGTCTTTCTGGGTAGATGGGTTGCCGTCATGGTTGATCGGCTTGGTCTTAAGGAATGTCTCTTTGCCTTGAGTATCGAAGAACGGGAACACAACATCCTGCCCACCCCTAGCATCGGTCTCATATATCTTGTATCGGAAACACACCTCCCCTACGTCTTTGAACCCTCGCTTCTCCATGTATTCATGCAGGTGTTGGTGTTCGTTCTTAGGGGGTGGAGTAGGTTGGGTGTAGTTTCTTTTTTCCGCCGGAGCAACTTTTTTTGCAGGGGTATTGTCTCGTATACCGTAGCGTTTCTTCGCCCAGTCCATAGCGTCAACCAAGGACATACCTTGCGAGTACATGATGAGATCCAGAAGGTCTCCACCCTCGCCTGTACTAAAGTCCATCCACTTGCCGCACTGGTCGCCGTTGAGATAGACAGACATACTCCTGCCCTTCTCTCCCTGTATCGACCCAATCTTGTAGCAACCAGACTCAACCCGACCGTCGGGATACAGTTCGTTGCAAATGCCTGCGGCGTGAGGTGCTAGGTGCTGAGCCAGCTCTTTGATGTCCATCATTTGACGGCTCCCAACAGATCATTCTTTCTGTCGTGACCCTTGAAGCACTTCAATGCCGCCCAGTCAGGGTTGCCGATTCTTTCCCAGCCTCGGCTTATTGCGTAGTCCACAACACCCGAGATATCGAACCCTTGGCGCTTCATTACTTTGAAGTCTTCAGTCTGAGCCGTAATCATTTTCGCAGCAGGCTTTCTGCCCTTACGCTTTTCTAATTTGTACTCCCACCACTTGGACCAAGGCTTATTAGCAATACCTTCAGGTGAACCGTTGAGGATTGAAGAACGCCAGCATATTTGTTCTTTCTTATCTTCGTTAGTAGAGATGTTTGTTCTTTGGGTCTGATTAGCTTGATCTGGGTTAGCTTGATCTGGGTTAGCTTGATCTGGGTTTCGATGATCTAGTGGAAACACATCCTTAACATCAGTTACCAGCCAGTCCCACCGAACAACTTGACCACTTTCGTTGCGGATCATTTGCCTACGGATATAACCTGCGGTTTCAAGCTCATCAGTAATGCGAGACATCTTGACGTTACCCACGCCAAAGACAGTGCAGAGTTGGTTGTTTGTTATTTGCCAGTCATCGACATGGCTGAGGAGATACACCAGAACCCCAAGACTTTCGGGAGAAATGCCGTCGGCTCTAAACTCGCTAGCGCTAATGCCGCCACGAAGAAGTAGGTTTGGTATGCGTGTGTAATGGTCTTGCTTTAAATTTGCAGGACGAAAGATCATTGAATTGACAGCTCCATGTAGTTTTATTTTGTTCGAGCAGCGATAATAATCTGAAGGTAATCATTTAGCAAACAAAACTTGACCACACCCTTGTTATTTCATTTTTAATGTGGACAATCCAATTCGAGGCAAAAACACGGAGGTATAAGTGGACAATAAAAAAGAATTGCGAGGAGAGATCTTCAACGCAGCACTAGACGCCGCTGGAGTTCCGGTCTGGGGTCGAGGAGCCAGCATCGTAAAAGACACTGGTTGCAGCCCTGCATCCGCTCAAGCTTGGATACGTGGAAGTCTTCCAAGCGATGGTGAGCGCATAATACAGCTTTGCGATCTTTACAATATTGACTTATATCTATGGGTTGATCTGAAATCCAGAACACAACCTGATAATACCGAAGTACTGCTAGAGGCTATTGTTTACGTTAAAGATTTTGAAGCGCAAGCCAGCTTCTCTTTGACTCCATCACAATTTGCACACATGTGCGCTGCATATCTAGATGAGAATAAGCGCGCCAACATAGATGAAATAATTTCCATCTTAAAACTACAATGAAAATTCAATAACGTTCGCCCATTTGAAGGATCAAAAGTGAGCAGTGAAGCAAAAACTATTTCGTGTAAAGAGCTAAAAAAATCAATCCGAGACAATCCAAAGCTGTCCAACTTATTTGGAGTAGAGTGGAGTTCAACATACTTAGAGTATATTGAAAAATTAAATCAATGTTCTGATACAGATAAATAATCTGATAGTGTTGAAATAAATTTGAATGGCGTGTAATATGTCTCCTGAACTAACGGAGAAATTACATGGATATGCTTACTCGCGCCCACATCTGGGCGACACTATCTGATATAGACGTAGCACCATTCTGCACCGAGACCGAGGTTGTTGGGGATCAAGTCCTGACTTATCTGCCTTGGATGAAAGCTCACGAAATCATGATGAACACATTCCCTGAATATAACTGGGAATTTACCGAAGACCCTACTGGTCGCGAATGCCACTATTTTGATGATGGCTCTGCCGAAGTACGTTGCCGAATGACTATCGGTGGGCAGACCAACATCACTTATCTACCTGTTCACAGGTCAGGCAAGGCTATCAACTCCCCTTCAGCAACTGATATCAATACTGCTAAACAGCGGTGTCGGGTTAAGGCTATGGGCGAGTTTGGTCTTGGCTACACCATGTGGCTTTCGTCTCAAATTAAAGAGATTGAAGAGGCTAGTGTTCCTGAAACTGAACAAAGTATATCTTTAGAAACAGATGAAGCAGCAGAGGCTATCAAGGTCAAAGAAGTCTGGAAGCTCTGCAAGTTTGATGAAGCTAAGACGCTGTCCGAAGCCACGAAGAAATACGACAAGCTTAAGGTCCAACTAGCCAACCGTGGTCTAACGGATGACGGCGTCTACTGGGCTAGGTTATGTGAGCAGCGTGGATGGAGGGCTAGCAAATGAGCCTAGCTATTCAAGGGTCACCAGAGTGGCACCGTATGCGCGCTGGCAAGATCAAAGCATCTGTATGTGCCGCGCTAGAAGGTAAGCATCCGTACATGAAGCCTGCCGACTTGGTTCGCCAAGAGGTAAGAGCTTTATCTGGCGCTGAGTCTGAGTTCAAGATGGTTCCTGCTGTCGCGCACGGACAGTTTATGGAAGACCATGCCCGAATCTTCTTAGAGGATCTGCAAGGCTACACGGTCGAAGAGACTGGCTTAGTTGTTCACCGAGAGCATGACTTTATCGCGGCAAGTCCCGATGGTCTCATCGGAATCGATGGCTGTGTCGAAATTAAATGCCCTTTCCCGCAGTACACGAAGACCCCCTACTCTATCTTCTCACCCAAGCGAAGCATGTACCTGATGCAGGTTTACATGCAGATGGAAGTGCTGGATGTCGAGTGGTGTGACTTTATCTGTTACTTAGCTAAGAACGAAACAGCTGAGCCTCAGTACCTGCTTGAGCGAGTCCACCGTAAGGAAGACTTCTTAACCGAGCCACTGAGCCGCAAGTTTCTACCGCAGCCTGAGAAAGGATCTATTAGCCGCCTTGATCTGTACAGGTGCTGGTTCAACTGGATTCAGGAGCAGCATCGAGACGAAGTTACTCGCGCTGATCACGTTAAAACAATTGAGGTTGATGCACCCGAGGTCATCAAGACCGACGAGGAATTGAACCGACTGACTGCAATGCAGAACAGGATCGCAGACATTAAGTCACGCATTGGTGACGACCTAGAAACCTTGGATGTACTGGGTAAGACCAGTGACTCCCTGAAAAAAGATATCGCCGAACGGTACAAAGGTTCTGTCAGTAATGGCAAGACCACCGTGAAGGTGATTATGAAGACCCCACCCATTGACTACCGTCAAGCGTTTGAATTTTTAGGCGGTGAAGATGAGGTGTTAAACAAAGACGAGTCTCTTGATTCTTTCCGAAGAACCACAGGCACTATGCAAGTACAAATCCATCATGGAGAGCAGTTATGAACCAGACACCATCAGCATTTGAATCCCTAAAAGCAGGCAAGGGTCGCCTATACCCAATGCCTAAAGAAAAGCGCATTGAAGAATGGAACCGTCTCAAGCAGTACGACTGGGCTACTAAGGCTCACGTTCCGAAATTTGACGGCTTTATTAAAATCAATCGCGATTTAGTCGCCGCCTTGCAGGCTGCACTAGAAGCAAACGGAGGCAATGATTTCCGGTACAACATTAAAGTCTGTGAGCAGATGGGCGATGACGGAACAACCATCCAGCAGCTCAACGTGGACTACTGGATTCCTAAGCCTAACCCTAACGCCCAAGCTTCAGCACCAGCCTCCGCGCCTGCTGACGACTTCTTGGACGACGACCTACCTTTCTAAGGACATATCAATGCCTCTAAGAATATCCCGATCAGTTGGAACCGTTTTTTATGGCGGGGAAAACCTCGACCCAGAAGACCTAGAAGGTACTTTTGATCATCGAGTGTATGTTCGCGGGGTAGTTGACTTGGAAGGCAGGCACGAAACACACCTGAACGTGCATTCAAAGCGTTTGGGACATCAGGAGCATGTGCTTACAGCTGGGGGCAAGGGTCTCCAGCTTACTGATGCAGTGTTTGTCGAGATGACAGGTGTACAACCCTACTTTACCAAACCCGCTTTAAGGTGCCCTGAGTGTGGCAAGGCTGGAGAGCATGCCGAGAAATCGTACATGTTTCCCCAAGCTAAGCTGCTCATAGGTGGACCGAGAAGTTATCAAATAGTGCGCGATGACGCGAGGAAGAAACAATGAGTGAAGAACTAAAGATAGTTAGGATTTATGACAAACCTTACCTGATCGCTGACATCAGCGATGCTTGCAAGGAGATGCTGAACGCTTCTCAACAGACCAATCAAGCTATTGGAATGATGAGCACCTTAATTCAGGCGGCACAGCAGGGCGCTGACTTGAAGTTCAAAGAAGCTATAAAGCTTTTGCCTGAGGCTTATGAAGAAGAAGAAGGTGAAGCGGTAGAGCCTTCCGAGACTCACTAACTCCCCCTAGAAGGTCGTGGCATTCCTCCTCATGCTCATGATTCCACAGGCTTGGTCTACCTGCCCTTCGCAACAGACCTATTTTTAGGGATCTAAGCATGGTATTGTGCCAGTGCTGTAGGTCTCTTCACGGAGATTGAATATGAAGCTAACTTTTAAAGAAATAACTGAGCGTTATCTGGCACAGCCAAGCGCACACAATGACGAGAAACAGAGGACCACGGTTCTAGTAGCTAACAACCTTGTTAAGGTGTTTGGCTCTAAACCGATAAAGGTATTCGAAAAGATCGCTCTTATCGATAACTTTATAGAGAACCTGCGGAAACAACCATCCAAAAGGAGAATTGGTCAGAGAGTCAGCAACAGCTGGGTTAATAAGCACATCATAACTTTCCGGAGCATCCTTAATTACGCTCACTCCAAAGAGCATGTTAATCGAGTCCCTAAGTTGTCTGTGTACCCTGAGGCAAAGAGCAAACTCTTTCTGAAGCCTGAGCAGGTTCTGAGTCTGATTAATACCTTGGATGATTTGAGAGCGGACATGGTTAGGTTTGCAGTCTCGACTGGACTGCGATCTTCTAACGTAAGGCTCCTTAAGTGGGATCAAATAGAGCCAGACTTTTCTGCTCTAAATGTTTCTGGTGAGGATGCCAAGATGGGCGAAGACATTCTTATACCTCTGAACAGAGATGCTCAGAAAGTACTGGAACGTCGTAAGGCTCTGAATGACGCTCTCATTAAAAAGCACATGTATCTCAATAACGGGATAGATCATGTGTTTGTTCAGCAGGTAGGTGGTGGCAGCAAGGTAGGCAAGGTGTTGAGTGAGATCAATAACAAAACCTATAAGAAGGCGTGTCGTGAAGCTGGCTTACCAGCAGGGGTAACCTTCCACACAATGCGTCATACATTTGCTAGCTGGCACATTGAGAACGGAACAAGTGAGATGGTTTTGATGGAGCTTGGGGGTTGGAAAGATCGTGTTAGTTTGCAGCGATACGCCCACCTAAATCAGGCTCAGAGACAGGCTGCATCGTCTAACATCGAAGGTATTTTGTGACCGTCAAACATGAAGAAATAGTGAAGAAGCAATGGTTTTTTAAAAAACCCACAATATGAAGAAATAATGGAGAGAGACGGGTCGCGTAAGCGATTGATTTATATAAAAAATTGGTGCCGGAAAGAGGACTTGAACCTCCGACCAATTGCTTACGAAGCAACAGTGCTATGTTTTTATGTAATTAAATCAATAACTTAAGAGACCTACAGCTCGTCTTTTTCCAGAATCTCATAAAATTATGACATTGGTGACCAAGATGACGCAAGAAATTTTACCCATCCTAAGTAACAGAATGAGAACGCCTGACGGTGCGATACTTGAGTCTCGCTACCGGCATGACTATGTAACTCACCTAGACACAAGCAGAGTGACCAACCTTTGAGCTATGTAGCAATTGCTGACATGGAGACAGGGCACTTACAGGCTTGCCTAGACACTCAGAAGTCAACCATGCGTCCCGCCCTGTACAAAGTAATGCAAGATGAACTGGAGTATCGAAACGATGACGCTCCCAAGTGAAAGGTACAATGCAATATTGAGAACAGAGAAGTTTCTTAGTGAACTGCAAGACTCATCCAAGACCCCTAGAGTTCCTAAGTATATACGCGAGAAAGCGTACAGTTGCTTGAGACATTATCCCCATGAATATCATTTGGAGCATCTTGAAGAGTCTATAAACAAAGAGGATAAAATATGAAAGATATAAAACGAGCCATTAAAGAAGCGCATGACTTTGCAGACAAGGCTATCAAGGGTTCTGGGTCTGACTTCGAAAGCTGGAACAGAAACTTCGGGATCTGGTTGAACTCAGGCTTATACAGCCTAAACAACAAGCATGTATTGGGCTGGGTTGGAGTCACTGTAGTAGCCTGCATGTTGTTCTAAGCCATACCATTTATGATATGTGACTCATGAAATATAATGATTTCCTATCATGACTGATCATCATTACACTGCGCCCTCACTTGCTTCTGCCCTGAGGGCTTTTTTATGTTCGTCGTTTGTTGTTGTGTATTGTTTGGTTTGTTCCTAGTAGCTTCTGACGACCTAAAGAAAAGTTAACTCCGCTCCTAAATAACCCCGAATAGCTCAAACGCTACGTAGAGGGCAAGAGGAAGAAGCACCAAACCGCCGGTCCCCCATAAAAGCGCTGACGAAAGTACTGCCAAGTTTGCCGCTCTTTTTTGTTTGCGAATCCTCTCGGCTCTTTCTCTTTTTTGTTTACAGTCAGACTGAAACTTTAACCAGTCTCCGTACATATCTGCACGACCTGCATAAATCATATGATCCTTCAGCCACTCTTCTTGCTCTTTAATTTTCTCAAGCTGCATAAAACACTGAAGTTCAGTAGACCCTCCGGTGCGGTTAGCCTTCTTGGCTATTGCGGATTTGTTGTCAAAGTACTTTGTAGCTTGTTCTGCTACATCGTATAGCTCCCTGCCATTTGTTAACGCTCCCTTTATGACTTGAAATGCCGCATTAGCTGCTGCAATTTCAGCTATCATCAGTTACCCCTCATG